TGACTAAGGTCTATGCACAAGAAGCGCCTCTCTACTCCACCCATCTTGGGGTGGCAGGTCGTGTTGACTGTGTTGGTATCTTTGATGGTAAACTATCCATCATCGACTACAAGACCTCTATGAAACCTAAGAAACTAGAATGGGTCAAGAACTACTTCATGCAAGAAGCTGGTTATGCTGTAATGTGGGAAGAACGTACAGGAATGCCGATTACTCAATTGGTTACCATCATCTCTGTTGATAACAGTGAACCTCAAGTGTTTATTGAACACCGTGACAACTGGGTGAATACTTTGCGAAATACCATAGAAAAATACAACGAGGAGCAAAATTCGACTTCCATTTTGTTATAAATAGTGGTATAATACACTTTTATAACTTATGGGATATCGATGTTACAGTTTAGTCAACTCAACGAAACTTCCTTAACTTTTGGGGAAATTGTGCGTCCTGATAGGGCGTATCGTGCTGACCTATTCATTACGAAATACAAATCTGGAGAACCCTTTGAGACTACTGGTGGTGATAAGGTAGTTCTTCAGTATGACCCCTCAGTAGAAAAGGCAATTCGCACTGGAAATAATAAAGGTCTACCTACCAAAGCACTCAAGACTCTGGATGGCCAAGAACTTACATTCGGTAAACTAAAGAAGACCGCAGAGTTTGGTGGTGGTCGTGGTTCTGGTGGTGGTTCAGATAACACTCGTGCAACCGAATCCGCACAATGTGTTTATGCACAATTGATGTGGGACAACCCCAATACAAAATTCTCTCCTGACGAACTCAAGTCTGCATTCCAGAAAACAAATACCGATGCCAAGTTAGACGAGATTCTACTGAATGATGACCAGTGGATTGCATCATCTATTAACGGTGCAAGGATTCTTCATAAAGTATTGAAGAAGAAACAGTATACATGGCATCGTGGTTCACAGTGGGTTTCTAAACTTGAAGAAGTATTCAAGAAACTCAATAGTGAAGAGAAACTATTCAGTAACGTAAATAAATGGACTCCCGCAGATATCTGGGCAGTCGCTCGTGGTGCAGAAAACAAATACAACATTCATGGTGCAAAAAGTTTCTCAGAACTTAACAATGAACTCTTGAAAGCATATGCCGCTCGTGATATAATGGGTATATCACTCAAGAAGATTGGGAAGAAACCTAAATTGTCACAAGTAAATTTCCGTGCGCCATTCGTACCACCCAAATTTATCAAACAAACCTTCGGTAAGAAGAACTTCTATGGTGCAAAGGACGGATACTTGTACGGGTCTGGTGGATTCCAGATTCAGTTCCGTACCTTTCCAACCTTCCAATGTGAGATTGTTGGTAAGAAAGCGAAACATGGTAAGGTGTCCTATGGTGGTATCAGTGATGCAATGAAAGATGCAACTGGTAGACCCCTGACAAATAAAAAGGTTGTTGAACAGATGTTGAAGAACAAACCCGATATGTTCTATGATAACTTCTGGAAAAACTATTCAATGACTAGTGAGAAAGATAGTAAAGAAACTCTCATGTCAAATCTACAGAAGAAAGACTTTGAGTGGAACGTATCTAAGTACATGGTATTGGAACTATTTACTGCAATCAAAGGTCGGGAACAACAAGTACTGGACTACCTAGTTCGTATCGCAAAGTCACAAACAAAGAACTCCGCTGTTCACTTGAAGGTGTCGTAATGAATTTTAATGATTTTATAACAGAACAGAAGAATACTCACATGACCCATATTGAGGATAAGGTTCTCTATGGGGGTGTGAATGGTACACGTCAAGCAATCAATGCACTACGTGAACTCCGTGATATGTTAGCTGGACAAACTGACTCTAAACTGTCAACCAAGTGGGACGGTGCTCCCGCAGTCTTCTGTGGTCAAGACCCTAGTGACGGGAATTTCTTTGTTGCGAAGAAAGGTATCTTTGCAAAGAATCCTAAAATCTATAAATCTGCACAAGAGATTGACGCAGACATGTCGGGTGACCTTGCAGACAAGATGAAACTTGCATTGAAACATTTACCAGAACTTGGTATCAAGGGTGTGATTCAAGGGGACTTCTTGTTTTCAAAACCAGACGTTAGTACCGATACCATTGATGGTCAGAAGTACACAACCTTTCACCCCAACACTATCATCTATGCAGTACCCTATGACCAAGCTGATGCAATCCGTAAGGCAAAGATTGGTATCGTCTGGCACACTACATATACGGGTAAAGACTTTGAGTCGATGAAAGCATCATATGGTGTAGACGTGTCGAAATTTAAGAGTTCTGTAAACGTATGGTCACAGGACGCAATGTTGCGTGACGTGTCTGGTGCGACCATGAACAAGAAAGAAACCGCAGAGGTAACCAAACATTTGTCCGATGCGGGTAAGATATTCAACAAGATATCTGGTTCCACCTTACGTGAGTTAGAACGTAATCAAAACCTTGCTCAACTTATTGAACAGTACAATAACACTTTTGTGCGGCAACAAATGGTCATTTCTAACACTAATGCACACGTAACAGGTTTAATCAAGTGGTTGAATGATAAGTTTCAGAAAGAAGCTGACAAACGTAGTACCGAAAAGGGTAAAATGGTTCAGTTTAAGAAACTAGAAGAGTTGATGAAGTTCTTCTCTACAAGAAACAAAAAGAATCTAGTTGCAATGTTTGATTTGCAAAAAAATATTGTTCTTGCAAAACTAAAACTTATAAATAAACTTAATAGCATAAGTTCAATTGACTCTTTCGTCCAGACCAAAAAAGGTTATAAGGTTAAGACGGGAGCTGAAGGATTTGTCGCTATTGATAAACTAGGTGGTGATGCGGTCAAGTTGGTTGACCGTCTAGAATTTTCGTATAATAACTTCAGTCCAGATATACTGAAGGGATGGGATAAACCAAAGAGGTAAACTATGGCTAAACCAATGAGCCTAAAAACATTTCTAAATGTGGACTACACTCAGACGGGTGATGAGTACCAAGCAACCAATGCAAAGAAGCGTAAGCGTGATATTGGGGCTGGAACTGACGCTGAGTATTCTTCAACGAATCCGCCTACAAAAGACGAGGCACTAACTTTACAACAACGTATGAAGTTATCTCGTTCTCTCAAAAAGAACAAAGCAAAAATTGCTATGGGTCGCAAACGTGCTGAACGTAAAGTCGCTGATGTTGACACTTTAAAAAAACGTGCAAAGAAACAAGCACGTATGCAATTCTTTAAAAAAATCACTAAGGGTGTGGATAAGGGTGAAATGTCAATGGGTCGCAGAGCGTCCATTGAGAAACGCCTAGATAAGATGAAACCCAAGATTGATAAACTCGCAAAGAAATTACTTCCGAAGGTTCGTAAAGGTGAACTTGAACGGAAGAGAGGTGGAAACAAAAGTGATTAAAGATTTTAAATCCTATCTAGTCGAAGAGGCTAAAGAGGTTTATTTTACGTTTGGTAGAATGAATCCGCCTACGATTGGCCATGGAAAAGTATTAGATACCATTGCACAAAAGGCCAAGGGGGCAGACTGGAAGGTCTATGTCTCTCAGTCTACTGGTGCAAAAGACCCACTATCATATTCTGACAAAGTAAAACACCTACGTAAGATGTTTCCGAAACATGGTCGTAACATCATGGTCGATAAGGGTGTGAAGAGCGTATTCGATATTGCTGCCAAGTTGTATGACCAAGGATACAAGAAAATCACTATGGTAGTCGGAGAAGACCGTCTACGTGAGTTTGATGTCCTGTTGAATAAGTATAATGGTAAGAAAGCACGTCACGGATTCTATAACTTCGAGTCTATCAATGTTGTGTCGGCTGGTCGTAGAGACCCTGATGCCGAAGGTGTGGAAGGTATGTCTGCGTCCAAACAACGTGCCAATGCCAAAGAGAACGATTACCAATCATTCACACAGGGTGTTCCGAAAGGAATGTCTGACCGTGATACTCGTAGATTGTTTAATGATGTTCGTAAAGGTTTAGGTCTCAAGGAAGAGCATTCTTTTAAACGCCACATCGAACTACCTAAAGTCTCTGACCTGAGAGAACAATTCGTTAAAGGTGAGTTGTTCGAACTGGGTGATACTGTTGTTATCAAAGAAAGTGATGAGGTTGGTACAGTATCAGTCCTTGGCGCTAACTATGTCATCGTAGAATGTGGTGACCGTAAAATCCGTAAGTGGTTAGACGCAGTAGAGTTGGTAGAGAAAAAGGCAGTCCAAGACCCTGATATCAAAGACAAGGAAGGTACTCAACCTAAGAAGTACTATGCAGGTTTAGAGAAGTCTACCAAGAGTAAGCGTGATGCACATTTCAAGAAACATGGTAAGAAGGCAGACGATGATGATTCCGCCTATAAACCCGCTCCTGGCGATAAGACAGCAAAAACGAAACCATCCAAGTACACCAAGCAGTTCAAGGACATGTATGACGAAGACTGTTGGGACGGTTATAAACAAGTCGGTATGAAGAAGAAGGGGAACAAGACTGTTCAGACCGAAGATGTGTCACAACAAGAACTTAATGACCTAGAGAAATTCGCAGACAGACTCCTCAACAAGTTCGATGTCGATATTGAATTCACAAGGCATTTCGCTGACCGTATGAATGACAAACGTAACAAACCCGCAATCACTGTGGCAGAGTTACAACGTCTGTTCAAGAAGATGGCCCAGAACAAGGGTAAGAAGATTAAGAAACACGGTAACAGTGAAGCTATTCTCAAGGACATGCAGTCCGACCTAAATCTGCCTGTGGTTATCAACTGGAAGAACGGTGAGTTCGAAGTTGTTAACAAAACAATAATGCGTAAGAAGGCATTCAAGTCACCTGACCCAGAACTCAAGTATGAAGGTATGGCATTCGACAAACTGAAGTCTATGACTGTCGGTAAGAAACAGTATCAAGACGCATTACAAGCCCTGAAGAAACTACTTGCACGTAAGAAAAAAGAGAGTGGTGGTAAACTAAGACACTCTACCCACTACTACGCCATGCAGATTGCCAAAACCTATAACAACATGAATGATAAAGTACTTCATAAAATGTTGGGTGAAGAAAGTGGTGCAGGCGAAGAAGGTACGGATAAACTTCTGAAGAAGTATAAAAAAGATACTCCGATGGAAGAAGACGCAGTTCAAGATGCAAAAGACCGTATCAAACGTGAGAAAGAACAAGATAAGAAGAAACACGATTCACTACTTGACCGTGCCAGACTTGCACGTGCAAGAACAAAAAATAGAAATACTAGACCCAATGAATAAATTCAATCAACATATTGAAGAAGGTGCGTTGGCTGATAAGTCCAAGAAGTCTGGTATATCTGTCGATACATTAAGAAAGGTTTATAATCGTGGTGTTGCAGCATGGAAGACTGGTCACAGACCAGGCACTACTCCCCAACAATGGGGATATGCTCGTGTTAATGCCTTCATAGTAAAAAAGAAAAAAGGTGGTCTGAACCACGATAAGGATTTAGCGTAATGAAAACATTAAAAGAACTCAGAGAAAAGACTCTGACTCCCGCAGAGAAAAAGAAACGGGAAGAGATTGCCAAGTCAATGGAGAAAGACAATCCTGACATGCCTATGGGCAAGAAGATGGCGATTGCTACTGCCACCGCAAAACGTGTCGCTGAAAGTGACTTCGAACCTCATATGATGTATGACCCGAAGACTGGTGAGTCCGAGAAGGCAGAGAAACCTGAAGACCATGAACGTCTGAAGAAGAAGGGTTATACTCACGAGAAACCAGAAGTTAAAGAATCCAAATCCGCAACACAGAGTGATGATGATTGGGTTGTAGTTGGAAAGGGTAGAAAACCTGTTCGGTTTTTGAAGAATCCCAAAAATAATAAAGCACCTCGCAACTGGCAAAAATCTTCTGATGAACAAGAAGTAATACGAGTGAGTAAAGCCAAGCAGATGGGTATAATTAAGAAAGAGTCAGTAGAACTTGAGGAAGCAAAGTCCTCATCTGGTTACGAACTCTATCACCGTGATTTCTCTGGTGCAATGCAACACGCATATGCACACGCAAAGAAGAAAGGTTTTACTGTAGACAAAGACGATATTGATTCCAAGGTTGCAATGGGGCCAAAGAGACCATCCAGTGGTAAGACTAATAGGTATATCCTAGATACCAACAAGAAACAAAAACTTCACGTACAGGTTGCGAACCTAGACAACAAACGATATGAGTTAAATATGTATATAGAATCTGTTGAATCCCTTGATGAGTCCGTCATCTCCGATGTCAAGGACATCGTTGCAAACAAACAAGCGAAGAAAATCCAAGGTGTTATGGTTGATATGTTCACCGCATCTGCTATCTCACAAATTTACGACAAAGTGAATGATGCGAATAAGGCGAAGATGGACAAGTTAAAGATTACTAAACTTGCTGACCTCGCAATGAAACTCATGAAGAGGGAAGATTTTGTCACAGAGAATACTCGTGCAAAGCGTGATGCCATGAGAGCCATGGGTAAACGTGGTAAAGATAGTGCTGATATAGATATGGATGCAACTGACGATGACCGCAAGGCAGCATCTAAAAATGTTCTTATGCAAATCCGTAAAGCGTCTGACCTACCTAAAGGCGGTGAGATTGAGTTCCCTGACAGTGGTAAGAAAGGTAAGATTTCACAGGATGACGCAAAGAAGATTTCTAAATTGTTTGACATATTGAAGAAACCACAGGACAAAGAAAAGTTTCAGAAAGTAATATCAAAAGACCTGAAAGGTATTCAGGCACTTTTAAAGAGGTTAGGACGATAAAATGTTTAAATCACATTATCTTGGAGACGGTACACTTGCAGAAGGGATTCATATCTCTCGTGGTGCAGTTGCACGAACCTCACACATCAACAAGTTTGGGTATAATGCTTCGGTAGGTATAAACTTTGAGACGGTTACTGACTTGGGTGGTGACCAATACTATCCAACAAGTGCGGGTGTAGTTTCTGTAGTATCTGATGATGCGAATGATGATGATGGTGACACTGGTGCAAGGACTGTTGAGATTCAAGGTCTTGATAGTAACTATGATGAAATCTCCGAAACTGTAACACTGAATGGTACAAGTGCGGTAACGACTACTGCATCATTTCTCCGTGTTTTTCGTGGCAAGGTTTTGACTGCTGGGTCAAGTGGAACAAATGAAGGTCTTATCACTCTGTCTATTGGTGGTAACGATGTCGCAAGGATTAGTGCGGCTAATGGTGGTCAGACACTCATGGCAGTGTACACTGTTCCTGCTGGTTGTAAAGCATATCTGATTAAGTTCCAAGGTTCATTAAGTAAGAATCAAGAAGCACAGTTTATGATTAGAACTAAGAATGGAACGACAGACGCTGCATGGCAAGTCAAATCTATGTTCGGTACATTTGCAAATACTGTAGGGTATGAGTATCCAGTGCCTCTAGAAATTACCGAAAAGACAGATATTGAGGTTCGTGTAAAGGCGGGTGCCGTTTCAGAAGCTGGTGCAATTTTTGACATAGTAAAAGTAAGTGATATCTAGTGAAAAGATTTAACGAACATTGTTGTGGAGGCGAGTCTACTCTGGTAGAGAATAATATATACCGTGTCGGTTCCGAGTCGTATTTTAAATACTGGCGTGATTTGCGTGAACAGTATCTAAAGGGCGAACTACAAATAGACCCCAGTGAGATTGACATTATGGAATCTGACCTTGGTGAGTTCGCACAGTTCAACGGTGAGAATGTTGCATTAGATTGTATCTTTGAGGAAGAGAAACAACCAGAACTAAACAAACCAAAGAAGGGTGGCCCAAAGAAGTACTACGTGTATGTCAAAGACCCCTCATCTGGTAATATCAAGAAAGTATCTTGGGGTGATACCACTGGACTTAAAGTCAAGTTGAATGACCCGAAGGCACGTAAGTCATTTGCCGCACGACACGATTGTGCGAACAAAACAGACAAAACAAAAGCAGGATATTGGGCATGTAGATTGCCTCGTTATGCAAAACAATTAGGACTATCTGGTGGAGGAAGTTTCTTTTGGTAAAACCCTACATGGAGTTGAAGGTTCGTAATGGTAAGATAAGGGTTTTTAGAGAAGATGTTAAAGAGGAAGACCTCATTTGGCACCAAGATACTAAGGATAGAAGTATTCATGTCATGGAAGGATATGGATGGCAACTACAGATAGACAACGAACATCCTATGGACTTATTAGAAGGACATAGTTATAGTATAGACAAGATGGAATATCACCGAATAATTAAAGGTGAAGGTGATTTGGTTATTAGAATATATGAAGGTACTTAATGTAATTTATCGTGGTGGGGCTGGTGGTGAATTTTTTGGAGGACTCTTACAAGAATTAGACGGAGTCGCAACCAAACCACTGATACACAATCCTACTACCGAAAGATGGTTTTTGCAAAGGGAAGATTATCAGTCACACGAACCAGAAGTGACAAGGAATGACCCTAGAGAAGTGCAGAAGCCAGAATGGAATAAAGAACTGTGGAATATTAGATTAGACCATGGTTACGGTTTTCCGATTAACCAAGAGTTCTGGACAGATTATTGTTGGAACGATTGGGATGAAACGAAGACCATTGTGTTTATATCTAAGACCAAAGAGTCATTAGATTATACACAGGCACTCGCTAAGTGTAAGTTGGTTCGAGAAGAAGACCACAAGGCGGGCGAAGATATGATTAAGGATGGTATTCTTGCTCATGACCAGTTTTGGAATAGACCGTGGGAATCACAGGCAGAGATGTTTGCGATGTGGATGGATACGATACCCACAGAACATTCCTTACTATTGGTTGACCCTTGTGAGTTATTTTTTAATGACAAGGAAGATACCAAGAAAGAATTAAAGAGGGTCAGTGAATATCTTGGAATGAAAGTACCAAGTCACTGGCAAAATAAGATAGAAGATTATAGACTCAAGAATAAAAGTCTTATAAATAGAACTATAGTTTAAAAACTTATGGGAAACTGAGATGGCACAACCAGAACTACAACGCCTCGATAGAATCGAGGAGAAGATAGACCGACTATCGGAAGCAATGATTAGTCTTGCAAGGGCAGAAGAAAAACTTATTGCCATCGAAAAAAACAATCACAACAATACTGATAGAATGAACAGATTCTCACAAAAATTAGATGATATAGAAAAGAAGGTGGACGACAATGCTCGTACCGTCTCAATTATTAATAAGGTCGTATATGTGATTGGTGTTGCATTTATCGGCGCAATCGTAAAATACTTCTGGATGTAACGGAGAAAACAATGAAAACAGTTGACATAAAAAGACTAGGTGAAGCGTGGGCATCCGTAACATCTGGTGAATCTCAAATTGACGAAGCTCGTCAAATGAAAGACCCTAAGAAAGACACTATGGTCTCTAAGGGTGGTAAGACAATCGTAATCGATAAGTCAAAAGAGAAAGAATACCTCAAGAAAGGTTGGCAACTCGCAGAGAAACAAAAACTTGACCCTGTTGATGACAAGGCCAACGATAAAAATTTCAAAGACCGCAAAGACAAAGACATCGATAATGATGGTGATGTAGATAGTTCTGATGAGTATCTGCATAAGAAACGTGCGGCCACTGACGATGCAATTGACGGTGGTAAGAAACCTGCTGACAATGCAAAAGTGAAAAAAGAAGAAGAAGAAGAGTCGGAAGATAAACCTAAGAAAAAGAATCCATTTGCCAAGAAAGACGATGGTGAAGAAAAAGATTCTGAAGACAATGGTGACGAAGAGTCAGATGACGAAGAAGAGAAACCTAAAGTTGCTGGCAAGAAAGACGACAAGAAGAAAGTCGCTTCTAATGCCAAGACTGCGGAAATCTCTAAGATTGGTGAAGATGTTGACCTAGTTGACGCAATCAAAGACCTACATAAGATGTGGGAAAGTGCTGCAAAACAACAGAAGTCTAATGCAACTAAACCAGAAGAGATTGATTCTAAAGAATCACCTAAGTCTAAAGAGTTTGCTGCTGCACACAAGAAGTCTGATAAGAAGATTGAAGATGGTGAAGAAGCTGGTCATGACGTAACCTTTAAAGCAGGTACAGTAACCAAAGCAAACTCTGGTAAACGTCCAGTGGATAATGCTACTGGTGACAAGAATGTTGTTAAATCAACTGAAGCACCTACTAAAAAACTTAAAGAGGGTGCTCAAGTAGTTGATGCATCTACTCAACATGGTTCTATATCATTAGTTGATATGGCACGGGCACAACTTGCAGGTGACATGAAGACTATGGATAAAGAAAAAGAGAAGAAAGCATATGACGCTCGTACTAAAGAAGCAAAAGCTTTCCTTGAAAGAATGGCAAAACGAAGAGGTTAATTATGACTATTAAAGCCCCCGCATGGTGTGAAAATGCCGTCCCTACCGCAAATGGATGGGAAGACCCTGTATCTGGTGAATTGTATTCATCTGGTGGATTCACTCAAGAACAAATTGATGAGTTTCATGGTATTGCACCTAAACCACAACCACAGGTTTTAACCGAAGTTCCAAAAAATAACTTTGTGAAGACTCCTGTTCAAACATTGACTGAAGCCCCTGTTGGTGGTAAGTCTCTAGATGAAATGACTAAAGTTGAACTAGAAGCGCTTGGACGTACTTACGGTATTGAACTAGACCGTAGACAACACAAAGAAACTCTAATAGAGCAAATATCTGACATAATTGGCTAGTTATGAATCTGCTGGCAAAGGCGAATGAATATATTGTAGGAAATAGTGGATACGGAATTATAGGTCTGTTCTACATAAGTCTTGCAGTTGTCGGATATGATTTAACAATCAATCAGAACTGGTCATTGTTGTGGTGGTATCCTGTAGGAACTGTCATAATGTTGGTACTCAGTTCTGCATTCTACCATCGTTCAATCGCACACCCAACATGGAAGTGTCCAAACTGGTTGAGATATCCATTGACGTTTATCTCAACTGGTCTTGGATTAGGTGCGGTAATTCCTTGGGTCGCAACCCATAGACAACACCACTACCATTCAGAAGTAGACGGTGACCCACATGGGCCGCAGTATTCTCTTCGACACAATCTCAACATCTATCTTACCAAACCCAACTTTATGTATGTCAGAGACATACTGAGAGACCCCCTATATGTTGCACAATTAAAATACTTTTGGTTGTGGGCAGCAATTACTATTGGTCTGTTTAGTTTAATGTTTGGATTTGTTGAATGGGCATTTGTATATGTTACCATGATTGTACACCAAGTATTCTTGTTATATGTTGGTCATATCAGATGGATTCCACAGAATGGATGGAAAGGACATTTCCTTGGACTCATTTATTCACCTGAAATCTATCACCTAAAGCATCATGATAAACCCATGAACGCTAGACTTGGTAAAGTTGATTTACCCTATTTGTTATTAATTAAGTGGTTCAAACACAATGGTGCTAGATAGAAATCTAATTCATTCCGACTTTATATTATACCCACATAGAATAAAACGAGAAAAGTTCTTTGAGGAAATTGACCGTGCAAAGAACTATCTATCAACACGATTCTCTAAGGGTGACCATATAACGATTGGATATACCAATAATAATATAACAAGTCTTGCGTTTATATTCGCATCCTTTGAACTTGGTATTGCAGTAAAGGTAATGAGTGAACCCTTTTTCTGCGGCCCAGAGTTCGACCCAGAACGTTTTGAACATCTATTGACATTGATGAAAGATTATGATACAATAGACGGACGTTGGATACTTGATGGTATGGTCAACGATAGAGATGATGAGATACTAGGTGGACGTGCTACAAAAAGAGATATCTTTGGCAGTTCATTTCAGAATATGATAAATGAACTAGGTATCCCAAACTATTATATGGGAGATTATAAATCCTCCATAACAAATACCATCGATGTTGATGTTGCGCCAACAGATAATGCAACGTCTTACTTTGAGGGTGGCGATTGGTTAAGTGTTCCACCAGTAAAGTTTAAGTCTCACGAATATGTCTTAGAGAAGGTCAATAACCAACACATATGTTTTAAAGATAAGGTTGTTGGATTAACAAAGAACATGCATCATGACAATGCACTGGAGAGATTGATACTACCCGCAATGATGCATAGTAGTAAATTAGTTGACTTTCAGATTCCTGAACCTGACTTTGGTGGATTCTTTGTTACAAACGACAAAATAAGTATAGAGGAAATGTTTGATTACATCTTGACCTTTGTGGATAAACTCATTGATGTGTTTGAAGTCGATATTATTATGGCTCCAAGCGATGATACTTTATTTGAGTGGTTGAGTCGTAGAGATACTGACTTCAAAAAAACACTAGAGATTATACTTCACGACAAGATTACCGATGAACATAGAAAATGGGAATCTGAATTAGATATTAAATTTGTTATATAAATGATATACATACCTACATGATGAAATTGACAAAAGACAACCTCACCCTATACGCCGCACAAAACTATCACAACCCTCGTTGTATTGATAGTGAGGAGTTCTTCGAAGACCTCAAGAAAATAAAATACATCAAACGATTACTCAATCGTTATAGAGATACTGGCATACTGTCAGAACGTCTTATTCTAAACCACCTTATCGTTATATTTAATGTGTTCGGTTACGAAGCAGGATTGAATATCCTAGAACTCAAGATTGAATTGGAACACTGGGGTGTACTCAAACCCTTTCTAATCTTTCTTAAAGCAATCAAGAATACCGAATACACCAATATCGAAATGGACAAAATAGTAGTTGAAGCTTTAAGAACGATATGATTATTCCCACAGAATCTAAGTGTGGTGACTGCACCGTATGTTGTGAAATCATGGGTTATACTGGTGCATGGAAGAGTGTGGATAGATATAACGAAGCCGAGTTCTATGGTGTAGATTATGGTGCGTGGAGTACTTGTAGTAAACTCTGCAATACTGGATGTTCTATCCAAGAAGACAAACCAAAGATATGCGAAGAGTTCTTTTGTTCTTATATTCAACATGACCTAGAAGACCACTATCGTCCAAAGGACTTTGGATTTGTTGCTAACATACAACCGTGGGATGGTGCATTAAGTATCCTTTCAATGGATAAAACTCTACCACCAGAAATTCAGTATGACAATAACAAAAAACGTTTAGATGATTTAATAGAGGAAATACTAGTCGCAGAAGGTAAACAATTAAAAGTTCGGTTACGTACTAAACAGGGAACAATTAGATTACGATGAAGTTCTTTATATGTGATGACCATAAGAAGTTTACCAAGACTGAGTTTGTATCTTTCGGTAGGTGGCATTTTTACTATGACGATAAAGTATCTGTTTATAAAGGAAAAGACTTTATTATACTTTACTCTGGGTATTTGATTGAGGGTGACATAGAAGAAGTTGCTTCAAACTTTAGTTTCCATGATGCAAACGGAAACTTCTTTGCCGTTAAGCTGACCAAAACTGATTACGAAATATCTGTTGACTACTTCAACAATCACAAGATATTTACTGCGGACAAGTATGGGATTGAGATTACCAATCATTTACCATATATGACAATCAAAGAAGAAGATGTTGTCCGAAAAAAAATTAGATATGATTACAGACGTGAGATATATCCGATACAACAAGAAACTTTCTTTACTCACATTACTTCGTTTCTTCCTGACTACGACTATATTGAAGATTGTAAACAAGCACTCAAACAAGAAGTTTGGGATGTAGATGAACTTACCGATTACATACACGAATGCATGTCACAACATGCACAAGTAATCAAAGACAAATACAAGAATAGATTTATCTCTCTGAGTGAGGGATTAGATTCTGCGGTTCAGTCTCAGTACTTCAAGGATGACCCACAATATCTGTATCACATCTATCCGTGTGATGCGGGTGATGACGGACTCAAATACAAAGAGATTGCACAAAACAACTTCACTAATACTCAGATGTTCAAGTATGAGTCTTCAAGGAATAAAGAATACACCCATAAATTTTTAAGAGATTCATCTACTCGTTGGTCTACTATTCTACCGACCATGATACAGGTAGAGGAGGCAAATCCTGATATCGTTTTATACGGTGTTAATGGTGATGAGATGTTCTTCCGTGATTTGTTTCCACACCTATACTTATTAACTCTGAAGTATCACGACAAAAGTGTATGGTATATTCATAACAAGATTATAGATGACCTTGAACCCAAAAGAGGTCAATATGGTGCAAACTATACACTAGGAGCATATAAGAATACAGATGATTATGTAGAAGAATTTGTGGATGATTGCTTGCATTCTGGGATGAATCGTGATATAATAGAAGGTATGATGCATTTACAGATGACACCTAAGATGTACACCCGTGCAATTAGTTGTAACAATGATGTGATTACGGCATCTCTATATAATGATAGACGAATCTACCATGAAGTATTTAAACTAAACACTGAGTTTTTGGAAGAGTACGCAATGGATTCTCCTATTCAGAGAAAGATACTGGAGAAGTTTGATTACAAATTTACGACACCCCATAAAGATGTGTTATATGCAGATTATGATGGGATATTAAATAACATTTTTTCTGCGACTGTGCCAAGTTGTATGGAACAAAACATATAAATAAAGTTATGGGATTACTTAAATCAGCAGCAGACCTAGTCTATACGATTCGATTCTTGAAATTGTTAGTCACTCCGTTCGAGAAGACTGACGCATTCAAGGCGGGTATTATTGACGAAGATGGGCAAAAACGCAAAGACTTCAATACAAATAGTACTGATGACCGTGAAGCATACCGTTCTCATTATACACCATTTCACCGTCTTGTATTTAATCTAAAACGTTTGATGGCAAAAGTGCCTGGCGGTCAATCGGTGATTGCACGTTATGGTGCCGCTCTGGCCTTAATTAAAGAGGATGGTCAGTTGAGTGATGCACGTATTATGCAAATCCATGAAGAGACTGGTATTGATATTCTAGATGTCCTCGCAGAAGAAACCTCGTGGTTTATGCTTGAGGACAAAGAACTGTCGCCTGGCATTTACCGCATGAAACATGATACTGTGACTGCAACAAAATGTGAAGATATTGTAAAGAAGGGCGATAAAATAAGGATTGTAGAGACAGACGCAAAACCAATTGATGAGATTCTTGGTCTGGACATCTACAAAGGAATACACCAAAACTCTAAACAGTGGGTGTATTTTACAAGTGGGGAGATTACCCGATGAAGAAATTTAAACAGTTTGAGGAAGAGATGACTGGCACAACTGCGGTTGCAGGTGCAGGTGACGATAGTGAAACCGTACCAGTATATCTTGGTAAGAAGAAGAAGAAAAAGAAACCTGATGTAGTAAAAAGGTTTGTAGACACTAGAAAAGAAATGAGAAAACGTTGGAGTAAATAATGTTAAGTGGATTACTAGGTAGTGTGTTAGGATTTGGTGGTTCTGTTGTACCCGCAATCACTGACCACTTTAAAACAAAAGCAAACAACAAATTTGAACTTGAAAAAATGGGTAAGATGGCGGAACTACGTGCCGCTGGATTTGACCAAGAGTTCAGAATGTACGAAACAAAAGCGGATGATAATGAACATGATAGATTGGTTCAGCATGACATTAGTATCAATCAAGGGACAGGATTTATTGCTGGTCTTCAGAAGTCGGTTAGACCTATTATCACCTACTGTTTTTTCGGACTTTTCTGTGCTATTGAAGTTACCCTTTTGATGCAAGCACTGGAAGAGGGTAGGTCAATCTCCGACTCACTCAATATCCTCTGGGACGATGACACAAAGGCAATCTTTGCTGCAATTATCTCGTTCTGGTTTGGTTCTCGTGCTATTGATAAGTCTCGTAGAAAATAAGCCTTGACTTTTTACCCTAACTAGGGTACAATACAAAAACTGAAAAACTCTGGCGTGATATATACTATTACGCCCTGAAAAACTATACTCTATGGAAAAGTAAATGCCCCTAAAAATTGATAAAAAGAAAGACAAACTGCTAGCAGAATACGCAGTTGGAATGTTAAAAGATTTCTACCTAAATGATTATGAAAAGAGTCCCCAAGAAGGATTCGCAAGGGCAGCTAAAGCATGGAGTAAGTATAGAGACGAGATGGACGAAGACCTCGCACAACGTCTATATGACTATGTGTCTAATAAGTGGTTTATGTTCGCATCTCCTGTATTATCCAATGCACCCAACGGTCACGACCAAAAGAACAAAGGGATGCCTATCTCTTGTTTTCTTACCTACGTACCCGACACACTTGAGGGACTGATTGGTCACTCTTCTGAATTACGTTGGTTATCCGTTTATGGTGGTGGTGTCGGTGGACACTGGTCAGACGTAAGAACTGTATCAGACATTGCGCCTGGCCCTATGCCGTTCCTACACACTGTTGATGCCGACATGATTGCATATAGACAGGGTAAGACTCGTAAGGGTTCATATGCAGCCTATATGGACGTACATCATCCTGATATTGTGGAATTCATGAATATGAGAATTCCTACAGGTGACGTTCAACGTAAGGCATTAAACTTACACAATGCAATTAATATTACCGATGAGTTCATGGAAGCTGTTCATGCAAATAAAGAGTTTGCATTGCGTGACCCCAAAGACGATTCTGTCAAAGAAACTATTAATGCTCGTAAATTATGGGAACGTATTATAGAGATTAGGTTCCGTACAGGCGAACCATATCTGAACTTTATTGATACCGCAAACGCATCACTACCAGAACCATTAAAAGAGAAAGGTCTAAAGATACACGGGTCAAACCTGTGTAATGAGATTCATCTTCCAACCAGTGCAGATAGAACTGCGGTGTGTTGTTTGTCGTCTCTCAACTTAGAATATTACGATGAATGGAAAGATACAACTATTGTCCGTGATATTGTGCGGATGCTTGACAATGTCTTGCAGTACTTTATTGAGAACGCACCAGACACAATCGCCCGTGCAAAGTACAGTGCAGAACGAGAAAGAAGTATCGGCCTCGGAGCAATGGGATTCCACAGTCTCTTGCAAAAACATGGAGTCGCATGGGAAAGTGAAACGGCAAGAGAAATCAATCGAACCGTGTTCCAACACATTAACAAAGAAGCCCATAAAGAAACCGAACTCCTTGCAGAAGAAAGGGGTGAGTATCCTGATGGTATTGGGTCTGGTAAGAGAAACTCCCATCTTATTGCCATTGCCCCTAACGCATCCAGTGGAGTAATATTATCAACCAGTCCCTCTATAGAACCATTGAAAGCCAATGCGTACACTCATAGAACTCGTGCTGGTTCATTTCTTGTAAAGAATAAATACCTTACTCAATTACTTGATGAGAAGGGTCAGAACAATGAATCTAACTGGACTTCTATTATTACTAAGAAGGGTTCGGTACAACACCTACCATTCCTCACAGAAGGTGAGAAGGCAATCTTTAGAACTGCTGATGAGTTAGACCAAAATTGGGTAGTTCAACATGCAGCTGAACGTCAAGAGTTTATCTGTCAAGGACAGAGTGTTAATCTATTCTTCCCGTCTGGTTGTGAAAAGTCATATGTAAACAGGGTGCATCTGAAAGCATGGAAAGAAGGACTCAAGGGTCTCTACTACTTGCGTACAGAGGCAAAACAAAGAGCAGAGAACGTATCCGAGAAAGTAGAACGTGTCGCACTCCAAGGCGATACTCGTAGTATTGTCTATGGTAAGTCTGATTGCCCTTTCTGTTCCATGGCAAAGGAAGAACTCAAGTTGAGAGGCATTCCTTATGATTATATTGACCTACAAGAACTCGGAAAAACTACAAAAGAAGTAACAGGACGAGATGTTAAGACCGTTCCACAAATATATATCGAAGGTGAGTATGTAGGTGGGTATGATGACTTAATGGAATATTTTAACAAACCAATAATAACAGAAACAGACGCAGACGATGAATGTCGAGCGTGTGAGGGATAACCAATGGCACTATTAGATTTTAGCAAAACATACAAACCTTTCCTCTACCCTTGGGCGGTAGAACTAGTAAAGAAACACGAAGAGATTCACTGGATTGAAGACGAGGCGGAATTGTCCGAAGATATTCAAGACTGGAGAACTAAACTAAGCGAAAATGAAAAAGAATTCATCACTCAAGTATTGAGACTGTTTACTCAGTCGGACGTACAGGTGGGTGAGAACTATCACGAGCTGTTGATTCCTAAGTTTAAGAACAACGAGATTCGTAACATGTTGTCCTCATTTGCAAACCGTGAAGGTGTACACCAACGTGCATATGCATTGTTGAATGACACTCTGGGTTTACCCGATGAAGAACACTCTGCTTTTATGGAATACAAAGAGATGGCAGATAAGATTGACTTCATGAAAGAGGGTGATATCAACTCGCATACAGGTCTTGCACTCGTACTTGCACAATCTGTATTCAACGAAGGTATGTCATTGTTTGCGTCATTCGTGATGTTGTTGAACTTTCAACGTTTCGGTAAGATGAAAGGTATGGGTACGATTGTTGAGTGGTCTATCAGAGACGAGACTATTCATGTACAAGGCAACGCAAAACTGTTCCGTGAGTTTACTAACGAACACCCACGAATCGTTAATGACGAATTGAAATCTAAAATCTATCAGATGGCACGTAATGCTGTCAAACTAGAAGACCGATTCATTACACTTGCGTACCAGTCTGGTAATATTGAGGGTCTATCTGAAGAAGAGGTAAAACAATATATTCGTCACATTGCAGACCGTAGACTGTTACAACTTGGTATGAAACCAAAGTTTGGTGTCAAAGACAATCCACTACCGTGGTTGGACTGGGTACTGAATGGCGCATCACACGACAACTTCTTTGAGAAGAGAGTCACCGAGTACTCCGTAAATGGTATGGAAGGTGACTGGGGTTGGGTTGATGAGGCTGATAAAGTAGTGGGTGTTGCCTAGTGGAAGAAGAGAACGAAACATATGTTTTGGAATGTTCTCTATGTGAAACCGAAACAGAGGTTCTTGTAAAAGACTGTGAAGAAGAACCCGAATATTGTCCCATGTGCGGAGTGACTATAAACTAATCATATATACCATTATGTGGATATATGAAGATAAAGAGTTTGAACCAGAAGACGAAGTCTTGGAGCAATACCAAGGCTTTGTCTACTGTTTGACAGAGTTAAGCACTGGTAAAAAGTATATTGGTAAGAAATTCTTCTGGAAACCCAAGATACTCCCTGTTACAAAAACAAGAAAAAGACGCAAAAGAACGAGAGTCCAATCGGACTGGCGGGACTACTATGGTTCGTCCGAGAAGGTAAAAACCCTCGTAGAAGGGGGGCAGGACTTCAGGAGAACCGTTCTCAGACTGTGCCGCACTAAAGGTGAGTGTTCGTACTACGAAGCGAAACTACAATTCGAATATGATGTTTTGTTGAGTGATGAATACTATAATGAATTCATTGGTTGTAAGATACATGCAAAACATATTAAATCGTAACATAATCGGCGGCCCTCTAGGAATTATCTACAATGATATGTCTAGATTCGATATTGATATTGCAATCAATCGAATGAAGTGGAGACTCTTTGATGCGGGTGCAAAGAAGGGTGACCTAGTAACCATCTCAATCATGGAAGTGAGTCTTGACCATGTTGCGTCTATATTTGCGTGTGCAGAGATGGGATTGCGAATCTTTATTCTAGACAGTCCCGCAACCAAAGAATCTCTACCATTTACCAAACTCGCATTACACGGCCCATCCGACTACTACATCTATAGTTCTAACGAAGACACCACCAAAATCTATAACGGTCTGCACGATGAGATGATGAAACGATATGGTGGAGTCGGTATTGATAGTGAAGAACCGACCAAAGAAGTCTGGTTCCAAGGAGCGGAGGTATACCCAACTGACCCATTCCTAGTAAGTTCCACATCTGGCACAACTGGCCCATCTAAAGCAATCACGTTTTCACACCAAGAGGTGATAGGAATATCTCACCGTAATATTGATATCTTTTGGTTTGGTGAAGATGCGAAGGTAATTCATTCCAGAAACTTGCACCACGCATCTGCAATGTTGACCCACCTATTACCCGCACTCATGAACGCATACTCACACAGTTCATTTGCGATTGGTCATGACCGCAGCGCAGACGAAGACCTCAATAGACTATCGGGTCTAAAGGACTTAATCAAGACGCCCCCGTCCAACATCATGATACCCAATAAAGAGGAACTTTATGATTTCCTAGAGACTTTCGCTGGGCCATTCAAGAGAACTGTTAATATCAATATGTGTGGATTTGTATTGGATGAGGAGTTTGTTGAACTTGCGAAAGAATACAATGTTCATTTTCAGTCACATTTCGGTACTATTGATACCGCTATCCCACTTTTTATAAACCGTGTGGGAAAAGACTCTACAATTATCCCTAATGGTCTGGGGGTATTGGCCGATGATTTCTACAAGACCACCCTAGAAAATGGTCGTATGAAGGTAGAACACGAGTGGTGGAACGAACCTCGTTATATTGAGGACGATATAGAACTAATAGACGGACAATATGTATTACACCCGAAACCAAGAAATAATGTAGAATTGCCCGAAGGATTTGACATCACGCCTTTCTTCCAAGACACTAAAATCAACTACGAACAACTACGTGGCCACCTAAAAATAATTTAAAAAAAGTGTTGCCAAACCTTGCTGTTGTTGTTATAATAAGTACATAAAGTGAGAAAAGGAAATGATTATGTTTAAAGAATTTATTGAGTATGTTAACGGGTTTTACGGTAAAGGCGGTATCTACGCCAAGGAAGACTACGCAACTATTCCCCAAATCCAAGCTGCGACTGAAGCGTATATCAACAGGTTGACTGAGACAGTCACTTGGGGTGGTGGCGACAGTCTTGATAGAGAGAGGGTTGGTCAAATCCTTGTGGATGAAATGAGTGTGAAACTTTATTGAAAAAAGTGTTGCCAAAAGTTGCTGTTGTTGTTATAATAAGTACATAAACTAAAGAAAGGAAAGAAATTATGGCGTTTGTATCTCAAGAAGAAAAGAAAGCCCTTGCTGTTGAAGTCAAGAAAGTCTGCAAAAAGTATGGGTTCAAAGTGAGTCTGAGTGTCAGACATCACAGTACTTTGGTCGCAAAGGTCAAAGGTGCGAAACAAATCCTTGAGGGGTACTGTGCAGAACAGATGACCCCCTTTAAGGTTGCCAAGAGGGAGTTCAACGGTTACAATAACTTCTCTCCCGAAGCAGTTATGGAAGAGTCTGCGAAGTGGGGTCACGATGTGAACCTTTACTGGTTTGAAGAGAACTACTGTCCTACTGGGGTGAAGTTCTTAAAAGAACTAAAGGCGGCGATGGAAGGGCCTGAGTTCTTCTGTGAAGATGATGCAATGACTGACTACTTTCACAGAAGTCACTACACTGACGTTAACCTGTACGCATAATGGAACAGTTTAAGGAATGATATATAATGGGTATGAGTGAGAAAGAAATTCTCAAGAAAAAAGGTGCGATTGCGATTGAGGAATATATTGCAATCGCACAAAAAAGACTTGAAGAAGCTAAATTAAACAAGAACGAAGAAGGAGTCGCAGTTGCGACTTATCTCGTTGCAGAATATGAACAGATGTTGGAAGAATTTGTTAAATATTATGCTAAGTAGAGAACCTTCCGAGTATATATAATATTATAAGAGGAAACTATGCAAAAAGAAGTGTTTGAAATCTTCGAAGATTTCACTAAATTGAAAGCAAGAAAAGATAAGATTGCTTTCCTACAACAACAGGGTAACGAAATTCCCGCTATTAAAGATGTCCTTCGAGGTGCATTCGATGACCGTCTCAAGTTTGTCTTACCCGAAGGCAAACCACCCTATACCCCAAATAGACCCGAAAGTGTCCCGTCAACTTTACGTAATCTTCACCGACAATTTGGTGACTACGTTGAAGGAGCTAGGTCTAAAGAGATGGGTCAAATTAGGTTAGAAACAAGATTCATTCAGATGTTAGAAAGTATCCATGCTGAGGATGCACTAATAGTTCTGGATATGGTGGCAAAGAAACCACCAGTCAAAGGTTTGACAAAAAAGATTGTAGAAGAGGCATTCCCTAATTTACTTTCTTAACTTCGTTATGTTTCTTTTAATAACAAGGAGCGCAACATATGCCAAGAAACCAAATAGAGCGATTGAAGAATGATAGCAGAGAACTTGACAATTACATCCACCGTCTCAAGAAAAAGGGAAGAGACAACCTTGCTCACAAGTTAGCTGTTAAAAAATCATTACTTAATCAAACTATTGCCGAATATGAAAATTCAAATTCACTTCTAGCATAAAAGGTAGGTGGTAATTATCTCGGAGGGGGTGCTGGTCACCCCCTTTCGTCATTTGGAAATAAATTATGTTATTGACTATGTTAAAATCTAAAATCCACGGTGCAATCGTCACCGAATGTGACCTTCGTTACGAAGGGTCTATTGCAATCGATGAAGATTGGATGGACGATGTCGGAATACTCCCCAACGAACAAGTAGATGTTGTCAACCTAAATACAGGTGGACGATGGACTACTTACGCTATTCCCGCAAGACGGGGCAGTGGTTGGATAGGTGTCAATGGTGCGGGTGCAAGACTGGCGGTCGAAGAAGACGAAGTTATCATCATGGCATATTGTCAAACATCTCAACTGAAAGCAAGATGGTTAAAACCCAAAATTATAACTGATGAGGAAATGTACAAATAATGCCGTTATATACAATCATTAATGACAAGAACGGAGAAACCGAAGACCTAATGTGTTCGTATGATTCTCTACAGGAGAAACTGGAAGACTTGGGAGAGGACTGGAGACAACAAGTGGGTGCTCCAAATCTTATTACTCATACAGGTAGTGTGATTAGTAAAACTTCGGGGGACTGGCAAAACTTAATGACTAAAATTAACAAAGGTTCTGGAAGAGGGAATACCGTCAAATCATGACTATGAAACGTCTCAAAATAGACCACTTACTAACATACCAAGCGATTACCGAAAACCAAGGGCTTGCATACGAAGCATTCAAGGAAGGAGACCACCTCGTTCTTTGTGGTTCTGCTGGTACAGGTAAAACCTTTGTAGGTATGTACCTTGCACTACAAGATGTCATGGATAAATCTTATGACCAAGACAAACTTGTTATTGTAAGAAGTGTAGTCCCTACCAGAGAGATGGGTTATCTGCCAGGCTCTGTGGAAGAAAAGATTGATGCTTATGTTGCACCTTATCGTGCAATCGCAACCGAACTATTCAACGAGAAGACTGCATACGAGAACCTAGAACAACAGGGTCATATTGAATTTGTGTCTACATCGTTTATTCGTGGCACAACTTTAGATGACTGTATTGTACTTGTGGATGAGATGCAGAACCTCACCTTCCACGAATTAGATAGTATCATTACAAGGGTGGGACGTAACAGTCGTATTATCTTCTCTGGTGATTATTATCAGTCTGACCTCAAGTCGAGTTCAGACAAAAAGGGTATCCTTGACTTCATGAACATCATAGAAGTCATGAATAATTTTACAACCGTAGAATTTGGATGGGCAGATATCGTCCGTTCAGACTTTGTTAGAGACTATATAATGACAAAGGAAATGGTTGAAAGAGGAAACATAAAATGAAATTAAGCAAAAACTTTTCACTCAAAGAGTTTACAAGGTCAATGACCGCAACTCGTTTGGGTATTGATAACACACCTGAAGGCGAACACTTAACGGCTGCAAAAGAATTATTCACTAATGTGATTCAACCAGTGAGAGACAAATTTGGTATCACTCGAATCACTTCGGGTTATCGTTCACCAGCACTAAACGAAGCAATCGGTGGTTCTACAAAGTCACAACACTGTAAGGGTCAAGCTGTTGACTTTGAATGTGACAGGGCAGATAACCTAGTAGTTGCACAGTGGATTAGGGACAATTTAAAATTTGACCAACTCATCTCGGAGTTCTATGAAGCAGGTGACCCAACATCTGGTTGGATTCACGTTACTTGGGTAAGTGCAGAACACAATCGTAACAGATGTCTGACCGCAAAACGTGTAGATGGTAAAGTACAATATAGTGTTGGATTGCCTGAATGAACTTAATCTTTCAATATATGATTACGAACGAGGAAACCGAGAAACGGAAGTCTGTTCCTGAGTATCCCCAAGGTACACGTTCTGAGTTATATCGTGTAACTGGTGACCTGTCGGCAAAATCATTTAGAGAGTATGCCAGAGATATTGGTGTGCATCATCAATACTCAACCAAACAAGTATTTACTGCGGGCAAGACTGGTTCAACTGTGCTGCTTTTCGAGTGCTTGCGTATCATATATGACCCAATATATGACCGCTATGATAAGATTGCGTTTATCGACAGTGACATTATCTGCAACACACGAGAGAACATTTTTGACCAAACCAATGGTTATGATGTGACGGGTGTCTTTGAATCTGAGATACGTTCTGGTACGGATGGTGGATACAATACTTGGGACTACAGTGACAAGATTAAGAAACAGTTGATTACCAAGTATGAACGTAACGGTATCCCAATTGTACCCACAGAATCCCCATATCGTCCGTCCTGCGTCACTACATTCAATACTGGGGTATTGGTATGGACTAAGGAAGCACGTCTCAAAGCGAGAGAGTGTTTCGATGACTGGTATGAATATATGGCGGATGGGGACAAACACGGTGACCCATTCTGGTTGAATAACGACCAACCCTTTATCTCTGGCCAGTTGACCAAACATGGGTTCAACATTCAGAGTATAGACCAGAAATGGAATGATACCCCAACCCACTGGAAAGATGACCGTGGATATGACATGAACTTTCTCCACTACACTGGTGGTGGTAATAAGGTTGTCATGTTGGATGATTATGAAGCTGATAAATTCAGGTATCTCGTAACCGATGAATACAGGAATCCTTGGCAAGAGCCATAAACGCTTGACAAAACATGTTTATCTTGTTATAATACTAACATGATGAAAAAAGAACCATTAACAAAAGGAAAAGAAGTGCTAAGTCAGTACCATAAGGTAATACTTACAGATGCAGATGGTGTTCTCCTGAACTGGGGATATGCCTTCGATGTGTGGATGACCGAGAAAGGTTATGTCGCAGAAGACAAATTAAAGTATGATATCGCAGAAATCTACGGTATCACTAAAACAGAATCTAAGAAACTAGTCAGAGAGTTCAACGAGTCTGCCCATATGGGTTTTGTGCCTCCGTTAAGAGATGCAATCCAGTATGTCAGAAAGTTGCACGAAGAACACGGTTATGTGTTTCACCTGATTACGTCAATGAGTAAAGACGAGAACGCACAGAAACTAAGAACAATGAACATTCAGAAGTTGTTCGGTGAGACTGCGTTTACCAAGTTCATCTACCTCGACACTGGGGCAGACAAGGATGAGGTATTGAGTCAATACGAAGGAACAGATTACACTTGGGTTGAAGACAAGGTTGAGAACGCACACGCTGGTGCAAACTTTGGTCTGGATTCTATTGTCATGGAACATGGATACAACATGGACGATGACAGTTTCCCACTCATGAAGGGTTGGAAAGACGTGTACGAGTACCTAGTCGGTTAAAACCTCTTATATATAACTACATGAAAAGATATGTAGGTTACTCAGAATATTACCATGACGCTGCAATGGCCATCGTTAACCCCGATGGTTCAGTCGAATGGGCATCCCAATCAGAACGTTATAGTGGTAGAAAACACGATGACTTAATACACCCACCTATGTGGGAGTTTGTCAACAGAGAAGACCACGTAACTTTCTACGAAGACATTGATTTACGAAGAGAGAAGATGGGCGGTTTCCGAACCTTTGGTGGTTGGTCTGACCGTGGATTTCTAAACGAAAAAGCAGAACAAAGCACTCCAATGCGTAACTCATTGATGTTTGATTCTTTCAATCTACATCATGAAAGTCATTGTGCTCTTGCATTCTTTACCCGACCTTGGGAATCAAAAGAAGATACTGTTTGTGTTTCTGTGGACGGTTCAGGCGAACTCGAATCAATCGCAATCTATGACCACAACCTTAAACCAATTAAAAAAATTATGTGGCCTCAGTCCTTGGGTTCACTCTATGGTCAAGTCGTTGTATCATTAGGATATCAAAATCTCAGAGATGAATATATCATCATGGGTCTTGCGTCCTATGGCAAACCCGATGACACCCTCTACGAAATACTATACAACGCTTACCACTGGTATGAAAGTGACCATGGGTTGAGGGTTAAACAGATTGTAGATTTTGAGGGTGGTTCAATTGCAGAAAGCCCCCTGTCATCAAAATTTGTTCAGTACGGAGAAAGAATTAATGGTAGGTGTAAGTACATTTCACAAGAAGATGCTTCCGCAACTATACAAAAATTCTTTGAGGATGAAGTCCTTGAGATTATGAAAGAAGCAAGGAAGTATGGTTCTAAACTAGTTTATGGTGGAGGGTGCGCTCAGAACGTTACTGCAAACTCTAAGATTTATGAATTGTTTGATGAGATGCATATCGCAATTGCACCCAATGACGCTGGTAATGCTCTGGGGTGTGCTGCATACACATGGCACAAAGAGACTGGTGGAACACACCTGACATGGTCACCATACCTTGGTCACAACATTGACCGAGAGATAGACCCCAAAGAAGTTGCACAATACCTTGTAGATAATAAAGTGTGTGGTGTCGCAAATGGACGTGCAGAGTATGGCCCTCGTGCGTTAGGCAACCGTTCTCTCCTTGCAGACGTAAGATTCGATGTGAAGGATACGGTAAACGATATCAAGCGTAGACATCGATTTAGACCCTTTGCCCCCGCTATTCTATCTGAACATGCAGAAGAATACTTTGATGGCCCAATGAACAAGTATATGCAATTCATCGCAAAGGCAAAACACGACTATTCGTCTGTTACCCATGTCGATGGAACAGCAAGAGTTCAACTAGTGACTCCAGACTGTGAATCAGTCCTTCGTCAAATACTAGAAGAATATTATAAATTAACAGGTGTACCGATGTTACTAAATACATCACTGAACATTCGTAACAAACCTATGGTCAATACCATAGAAGATGCAATCGAATGGGAAAAGAAATATAAAGTAAAGGTGTTTTAAATGGAAGAAAATAAAGATATGCAAAGAGATTTTTATCATCCCGCAGATTCAAATGGGGACGGTAAAGTCTCGGATAGAGAACAGGACATGTATTTTGAGTTCAAAAGAAAGGAACTAGAAGACAAAGATGCAATGCGTGACGCACAACGTAAGATGGCATGGTTTGCCCTCTATGGTATGTTGTTATATCCCTTTGCAGTTGTTTTGACTAATCTACTAGACCTGACCCAATCGGGTATTATTCTGGGTGATATGGCTCCAACATACTTTGTATCGGTTGCCGCTATCGTTGCTGCATTCTTTGGTGGACAAGTATTCGCAAATAAGAAGTAGATAATGGAAAAGGTTAGGTGGAGAGGTACTTGGGGTGTTGGTGATGCTATGCAAGCCCTCAACTGTTGTCATAACTATTCTTTTCATAACAAGAAGAAAGTTAATCTAGAAATGCATTGGGAACACGGTGAGGATTATCTTCACCATCCCGATGACCCCGAAACAATCATTCAAAGAATGGAATGGATTCACAATCAATATCATCGACAAGATGATGTTACTCTCACCCACGTCTATAACTCTGACCTGTTCGAACACGGTAATGTAAACCCAAACAAAAGAAAAGACCGATTCTATTTTGATTCAAATGCGTTTGACCCAAAGGAATCTGCTCCTAATGACTGGGTGTTCAAACCCGAAGCCTTTGTCCCCAAGAAAAAGAAGATAGTTATATGGACACCTCATTATAATAGTGAACCACCAAGAAAGTGGAAAAGGTTCTTGACAAAAGATGATTGGGGTGTTATAATAAGCTCTCTGCGCTGGGAGGGTTGGATACTAGTTGAATTGACCTATAGAACACCTATTAAAGATGTGTTCAAACAGATACAAGAAGCTGATTTTATAGTCTGTTACGATGGTATGTGGCATTATATTGCACGAAACTTTGGTAAACCTTTGTTCGTACCATCATGGGAACAGATTACTTATTTCAATACACCTCAAGCAGTAACAAGACCAAATAGACATGAGGTACTAGATTTCTTTGGAGATGGTAATGAATCATTCACACCCAATCTCAATGAGATGAAATCTAAAGCACAAGACTATATAGACATGTTACAAGAAAGATACTACAAGTAATAGGGGATTTAGTATGAAAATTGATAGAGCAGTAATTGAAATAAACGGTGGGTGTAACTACTCGTGTACTATGTGTCCTCAAGATATGAGAACAGGTGGACGTGATAAAAGATTCCTACGTAAGATGAACCTATTAGAGTTTGAGAACAACGTAGCTGATTGTGCAAAACATGGACTCAATGTAGTTAACCTAGAAGGTAGTGGAGAACCCACACTGAACAGAAATCTACCTGAGTACATTAAGATTGTTAAGAAGTATGGTGCGAAGTGTTTCATGTTCTCTAATGGATTCCGTATGCACGGTGACTTTATGAAGAAGTGTGTTGATGCGGGATTAGACTTCTATAGATTTTCATTCATTGGATACAATCCTGATAAATATCAAGAATGGATGCATAATACTCAAGGCGGTAACTTTGATTTCATTTGTAAGAACATCAAAGAGATGCAAGAATATGTAAAAGAAACGGGTAGTGACTGTGTGGTCGCAACCT